AGCGGAGCTTGGCGCAGGGGCGCGACTCGCTTCGCTTCCTTTATAAAAAATAATTGATTTCTTAATGTCTATTAAGCCATCGAATAAGCGCGATCACAAGGAAAAGAATAGGAATGCCAGGTACAAGCAAAACAGCCAACAAAAGGAGGACAAAAACTAATCCATCATCTACCACTTCCGAAACCTCCTTTTCGACCATCAGAACCAAAACCGCCAGAACGACGAGAACGACCAGAACGATTAGAAGCCGAAAGGCCGAGCTTCTGAGCAACCCAACCGGCAACGCCAGTTAACTGATTATTACCATACTGATTCCGAAGATCATAATCTGTATCAGTACCATAACGAGAAGCAGAGGACGAAGCATCAGCACCATACTTAGATGCGGCACGGGCCTGATCGGACGCATAACGAGAAGCACTAGCAGCTTGAGACGAACCAAACATAGAAGCAGCAGCCGAACGGTCAGAACCATAACGCGAAGCCTCATAACTACGGTCAGAATGATAACGGGAAGCAGCAGCACTCTTATCAGCTCCATAGCGAGAAGCAGCAGCAGAAGTATCAGCACCATAGCGGGAGGCATTAGCAGCGATCTCAGAAACGATTCTCTCCATAGCAGTATACTTATCTGCAACGGCTTCCTGTGTCTTAGCATTAATGTTAGCGGCCTCAATTTGAGTCTGAGCAGATAGAATAGAACCAAGCAAATTAGCAATGGCACCATTAGCAGAGGTATCTGTATCACCTTTAGCACCTTGCGAAGTCACACCTTGAGCGGTAGCACCAGAACCGACAGAAGCTCCATTTCCATTCATCGCAGAAAGCACAGGATTAAGACCGGCAGCCATAAGATCACGCACCTCACGCTGATGAGCAGTATTAGAAAGCATCTCCTGCCAATTACGGTTTTTTGCGGCCTCATTCTGATTGAAAGCCATAGCCTTTGCATTCTGCTGTTCCTGCCATTCACGCTGAATCTGAGCTTGACCAGCAGACCAAGCATTATTAGCCTGAGCAACGCCCTGCATATGAGCAATCTGATTCGCACCAGTATTCAAAGCCTCGGAAAAATCAGACATAAAAAATCTCCTTTCAAAAAAGTGGGGGGCAGCTGCCCCCCACTATAGCATGATATTTAGTGATGGTCAATAAGGCCAGGCACAGAATACATCGGCATCGGGCGCGTCGCACGGTTGGAAACATAGATATCCGCAAAAAGCTGGTCAGAAACAGAAGACTTGACTGCAAGAACACGGTCAACGGTATTCTTGTCCTCACGAATCCAACTATCAGACAGTGACGGAAGACTCGCGTAGTCATCCGCCAAATGCCAGACATCAAGAGACTGTTCATAGGCAGAACGCATCTCACCAGTCACACGATTAGGCTTATAACGGTAGTCAGACCATGCTTCTTGATAGCCGAAAACCTCGTTATCCTTTGCGGTACCCTGAGCAAAGATTTCCTTATTCAACACAGCCTGCTCACCGATGTTCGCGAAGACCGGCCAATAGTAGTCAAAACGCGTCTTACGAGACCAATGGCGCTCGATACCCTGCTGATAAGTATGATCGTAACGAGCGACCATAACACCAATGATGTAACCATGCTCAGTAAAAGACTTCATAAAGTCATGGTTACTATCCGTAGTCTGAGACATACCAACAACAGTACCTTGCGGGGTATCAGCACCGGCGCCGGTGCCGGACTGCTGGATAACCTGATTCACATTGATAGGCACACGGTTACCACCGAGATACTCGGGACGCTGCAAACGAGCATCCGGAGAAGTCACACCGAAGTGAGACTTGAGAACCTCGATATAACGAGTACCGCCACGGGCATCACGCTCATAAAGCTTTTGAATCTGAAACGCCATACGGAGCTGATTAATAGTGGCAATAATAGCATTGCCGGAATTAACAGCCCATAAATTAGTGATAGCAGCACCATAACCGCCACCAGTTGAACCAACACCGTTAGAAGAACGCACACGACCATCAGAATGATCAACATTCAAAAGACCGTCAGCTGGAACATTGTTCCACTGCTGACCGTTAATATCAGTAGCATGAACATTCATAAACTGCTTAGAAGCAGTACCAGAAACAGCGGGCCAAGCAGACCACGGAACATCATTAGCTTTTGCAACAACAGGTAGATCACCCTGCGAAGCTACCGAAAGAGTAACATCCGGACCTTTCTGTGGACTGGGAAGACAGCTTGTGAAATAATCATGGTACTTGGCAGCGATATAAGGCAGACCACCTTTTGCACAATCGGTCACGAAATTACCAGTATTCACACCGACAACAGTTGCATCATCAACCGGCACAACGAGAGGATCTTGCAAGTTTTGATCACGAAACCACTCATTCATAACGAGGGCATACGCTCTAAAAGGCAAAGCGGAAACGCTCAGACCACCGACACCTGTAGGCAAACCGAAATAATCGGCAAGAGTACCAACAGACCAACCAGCGGCAGGCGACGTAATCTGAGGTACAGAATACTCCGTCGTGGGTATCCACGCGCTTTCAGTGTTTTCACCGTTAAACTCCTTCCAGTGATTCCAAACAAGGCGGTTCGGAACAAAGAAATAGTACGAATCAAGGTAGACATTGTCCATCATCGGCGTAAGAAGAGTCTGCATACGCACAACTTTGGAAGTACGTACATTGAACGTATCGCCGGGGAGCACCTCTTCGAGGAAAAAAGGGACGATATCACCGACATTAAACGAAGTCTTGACAGAGGCCGAACGGTCAAACGTCGAGCGGGACATGTCAATACGGGTCGGATTCAACGCGAAATGAGATTCAACATTACGATTCATTCTTAATCTCCTTTACAGCAGCAGGCATAACGGGCACAGGTGGGGTCACGGGCTCTACCGGCGGAGAAGTCTCAAAGCCCATCTTGGACAACCAATCTTCACTACCGGACTGAGCAAGGAACTGTTCAAACGAACAATCAAACTTCTGCCGGGTCTCGAGCGGAAGAGCCTTAAACATCTCTTCGGCCTGATTGATGCGATTAAGAGCATCAGCCATATTCTTAGGAAAATCGGTCACGTCTGCATAAAAGCCCTGAGCCTTATTAAGGGCTTCCACGTCGCCATTGGTGAAGCGGGCGAGGATAACATTGAGATCAACCGAGTCACGAAAAGACTGGATATAGTCATACAGATTCTCTTCACCTTTCTTCTCAAGAATCACACGACCATTCGCATCATACTTACCACCGTAGAGCACCTTAACGGAAGAACCGGAGTTAGCGGCGATGCGATTATGCGGGGTGTACTGCGTGTCAAACATTTTTATCGCAAGCCTCCTTCAAATCAGCAAAAGCATTATCCCGATCAAAAGACAGTTCCTCAACACGACCGTCCGGAGCGGCAAAACGATCATAGACAATATCAAGAAGATCGTCGATCAAATCAAGAAGACGTTCCTTGGTAAAAGTCTTCCGAACGAAAGCAACGAAAATAGACATCAGCTTATCTTTCATTGCGCAGCACCTCCGAGGCATCAACAATGAGAATAGGACTGGTCACAGGCTCGACACCTTTATCGGTATCGAAATTCGCGACCTTGAAAAGCGAAAAATCGTTGGGGCAGTCATGCATGATGGAATCAGACTGATTCACGGCATGAGCGAAGTTACGGAGAGCAGCGGGGTCGCCCTGCTCAAGCACAGGGGTCATAAAGCCGGTCTTGGCGTCCTTGATGGAATAAAGTCCGAGTTTCATAAACGAATACCTCCACGAAAAATCTTAGGATCAATATTGATCTTCTTACTGTGAGCAGCGGTGCGACGAAAAATCTTGTTGTCCAACTTCGGTTTAGTTTTCTTGCGCATTTTACAACTTCCTTTCAAGTGATTTTATGCGAGCCATCAAAGCAGCTTCTTCAACCGCCAGACGGTCAGGCTCAATAAGAGACGTTTGCAGGGACTTGTTATGAGCATCTACCAACGCGGCATGCTGGCGCTTGGCCTTTATCTTTGCCATCTGCTCAGGATTATCGATATCAAAAAGCCGGTCATAATACCGAGGCGGGCGGAATTTCAACTGGCCTTTATCAGTCGGAAGATTGATATATTCGTACTGGTACAACTCCGGGTGATCTTGATAATACTGATAAGCAATGCCAGGCTTACGAGACATTCGGACGAACTCAGGTTCAATATTAAAAAACTCATAAACGTCGGCTTCATCGCCGAGAGCTTTTTTCATGATATACCGTGCTGTATAGGCACAAGTTTCCCATGTTACGGCACCGACCACAACAAAGCCGAGACCCCAACACTTAGTAAGAGAATCACTAACGAAATAATCATAGTTTTGGGGGCTACGTTTGTAGGGTCGCAGATCGTCGAGAGTGAGTCCAAAAATAATTGCGTGATAATGAGGGCGATAAGTAGTAGACCCATACTCACCACAGGCAAAGAAGCGTAAACGCTCATCAGAATGTTCCTTTCTTAATCTTTTCAAGAAAAGCTGGAGGTCACGAGAACGCAACGTCAAACCGCCACGGGCGGAGCCGTCCTCATCCTCAGCATAATATGTCACAGGCACGTGCTCATCATCATAAGTCAGCGTCAAAAAATAACTTGATTCATGGTACTGAAGCTCAAGCATACAACGGTTCGCCCACTGGCGAGACCGTTCGAGGCGACAACCAACACAGCGACCGCAGGGAATCTTTAAGCGAGCGTTAGGCGGGTAAGATTCCCACTCGGTAGGGCCAGAGACGAATTTAATATCACGCTTGCCATTGGAATTTAAGCCAGTACTGACAGCCAACATGGGATGAAAGCAAGACACAAAGCAAACACCTCACTAAGGGGATGCGATATCCTCTTAATTTTTAAGTACTTTTATAACTTTATTTATATTATAGACTATTTTTTTTTACTGTCAATATAAATTTAGCGTATAATCGTATATTTATTAAATAATTTAGGTAGCTATTTAGGAATGTAGACGAGAGTTTGCGTGTCTTGGTGTCACTCGTGCCCATTACATCAAGAGGGTAATGGGCACGAGTTCGGCATGCGATACGGCAGCCGAGATTTTATGCAAAAAGAGACTGCATACCATTTTGGCAAGGAGTGCAAAAAAGAAGCGGAGCTTGGCGCAGGGGCGCGACTCGCTTCGCTTCCTTTATAAAAAATAATTATTTTCTTAATGTCTATTAAGCCATCGAATAACTGCAATCACAACGGCAACAAAAGAAACCGCAGGAACAAGAAGAGCAGCCAACAGCAAAACAACCATAACAAGATCAGAAGTCACTTTGAACCGAAACCTCCTTTTCGACCATCTTTACCAAACTTATTCCAGCCAAAAAGACCAGAACGACCACTAACTTTAACAGCATCAACAATACCGGGTAAACGATTAGCGATCATGCCTAAAGCAGAAGTAGTCTCACCGCGACCAAAATCATTAAGCTGCTTATAGCTCATATCAGCACCATACTTAGATGCGGCGCGGGCCTGATCAGACGCATAACGCGAAGCACTGGCAGCTTGAGACGAGCCAAACATAGAAGCAGCAGCCGAACGGTCAGAACCATAACGCGAAGCCTCATAGCTACGGTCAGAATGATACCGAGAAGCAGCCGAACTCTTATCAGCACCATAGC